TCGGTTTCGGTGGCGCCTCCTCATCGGTATTGAACTTGAGCAAGAAGTCCTCCACCGACTTCTGGTGCTCCTTGGTCGTGTTGACGTTGTAGATAAGGTTCAGGAGCCTGGCGTGCCGCAAGTCTTCTCGGAGTTCGCCGCGTGGTTCCTGTTCGTAAAACACCTTCAACTCGAAAAACTGCTGGAGTGTAATGGTGCGGAGCATCCCATCCACGTTGATCCACCCATGCTCACGCGCAAGCATGTGGGCAAACCGCCGATACGGGCTCCGCTTCAGTCTTTTTTTGCCGCAAGCTCCGCGGCCGTCTTGTCCCCCTTGGGAATGAGGCCGTTGAACTCGATAATCTCCCGCACAATCCGTTCGGTCGTTCGGACCGGGAGGCGTTTCAGCATGGGCAGGTGAGCGTCCGTCATGATCCGTTCACCCTTGGCGCCTTCCTCGGGCAACCCGTCAACGACGCTCTTGATGATGAGCTTGAGGCCGGCGTTCCTCTTGGACGGTCCCTCGTTCGACTCTTGCCACTCGATGAAATCACCAGCGTTGATCGTGGCAATCACGAAAAACTGTCCCGCCTTGAACCCTTCTAACTTCAGGTATTCCTGGACCGCGCCAGCGGCGAAGTCCTCCACACCCATCGGGCGCGGTTGAAACTCGACGACGTTAGCTGCTTTATCAGTCATAGTCTCCTTCTCCCACGGTAAAGTGCCGGTCTCTCCTACGCCGCACGCCCAGAGACCGGCAGACAGGGCAAAGCGGCGCCGCGTGGGAACGGCTCGTTAGAGGCCGAACACGACACCGTCGATCGACATGATGTCGCTGAGCCTCACATTGACGTCGGCGGTCATCTTGCCATCGACCGGCGCCTTCAAATTGTTCATCGTGCGCACCTGCCCGGACCCAATCCACACCGACGAGCCGGTGGACGTCGGGATGGTGATCTTGAACCCGGTGAACGTGTTGTCCTTCATGAGTTTCATCAAGCCGAGGACGCCGTGCGTGGGGTCATCCGGGATGAAATTCATTGGCCACATCACCGAGTCGCGGCGTAGCACGCCGAGCAGATACTTATCGATGTTCCTGTTCTGCGTGGTGACGTCGAACTCATTGCGCGAGAACCCTGGCAACGTGATGTCGCCAAGCTCGGCAATCTCGGTGAATGCGCCGCCTGGAGTGAACTGGACCGATACGAGGGTATTGTGTCCAGAGAGTGGTACGGTTGATGCTGCCATGTCTGAGTCTCCTATCTACGAAGGTTCCTTTTCCGCATCGATGTTGAACGCGACCATCGCGCGGTTGCCTGTCTGGTCCAAGCCGAGGTCAATCAACTTCTGCCGCGCCGTCAAGCTCACGTAGCGCGTTCCACCGATACGCAAGTTATACAGGCCTGTCGCGCCGCCCAGCGATTCATACGCTGCGGTCAACACGGCGACTGCCACCACGGAGTCCACCGCATAGGCCATAATCTGGGCCGTTGGGCGCTCCATTGCCGTTTGATGTGAGCGGGCGGCTCCAGTGCCTCCCGTCTCACGGAGGACGATGAAATACGCTGGGCCTCCGTTCTTCCCAATGTTCGCAGGCACGGCCGTGCGGGAGCCGATGCCCATCGACACATTCAGCACACCCACTTCGTCTTCCTCTAGTTTTGCCGCGATCTCGTTGATAAACGGCATTACTCTCTTTCCTTGTCGAGTCTTACGCGCTCCGCAATCCGTCCCAGCATATGCGGGCGTGACTCATCTAGCACCGAAGACAGATAGTGGTCTTGCCCGACCGGATGCTGGAGGTCGGGCACCTCGTGCACATAGATGGCATAGCCGGCCGAGGCGCCCCCGAACGACAACGTCACCGAGATTTTCCGCCCTGGTCCTCGCACCGGCTCCGCCACACGCCCGGAGGCTCGCAACGCACCAGGCACGCCCCGATACTTCCCGTAGCCCTGCGCGATATACCACGAGGGGATTGCCACGGGCGTTCGTTTCTTCGCCTCCGTCATCTCGATCTGGGCTTCTTCGTACAACGCCTTCGCCACTCGATCAGGGAACTGGTCCGCCACCTTGCGCAGCTTGGCGGCCGCCTCCTTGGCACCGCGCATGAACGATTTGCCGATAGCCGTTGCACTAGCCATCGAGCGCTACCATGCCTTCCAAGTCCCTCGGCACGCCAATCCTCTCCGGGTGAAC